CGGGATCTTGTTCTGTTACGCCCTCTGCGTACGCGGCGGCGGCATCTTCATCGGCGGAGATTTCGGCGTCTTCGCCAAGCTCTGCGTCAACGTCTGCGTTTTCTTCGTCAAAATCTTCTTCGTACTCTTCAGTTGCCATTTTTGGCTCTTTTGTTTGCAGTTTATGCAGGTTTGCCGGCAGTGGTTTGCCCCAGAGACTGGACGGATTTTGCTCTTTGTCAGGCATTTTTCTTTTCCATAAACGGAACAGTAGTGGTCGTCATAACGCTGTCTACGCGCATCCACGGCGCATTCCCGCTGCCGGGTATGGCCGGCTGCTTTTGTTTTGCGGCGCCGGGCGGAACAGTGCACCCCGGTCCGCGCAACATGTCGCTATTTAGTTCCGGCCACTTCTCGATAGAGTGTATCGCGCCCAGAATGTTCCAAGCCGCGTGGCCGAGATGATCTTCCGTGCGGTCGCCGCCCAGAAACGAGAATACATGCGAAATTGCGTGATTCAGCATGTCTGTCGCGGGCATTCCGTTTTCCCAGTTGTGGGCGCCGAACTTTGTAGCGCCCTCGGCGTATGTTTTCGCCAGTGCGCGTAAGCCAATTGGTGTAATCAGGTCGTACCGTACGTCGTCGCAGTCGGCGCTGCGTTCTGCGCCTGTTTCGTATTTGTGGCGCGGTTCTTCGCTATTCATTTTTGCTCTGCGGTATAAAAGAAAAGTACAGCCGCGGCTCTTCAGTGAAAGCAACAGTGCCGCGCACCCTGTCGCTTTTTCGTATCACATGCACATACGGCGGATCGAAATGCGAGACTTCGTATTCTTCTAGAAGCTCTTCGCTATTCCACACGCCGCCGTTGTATATTTCTGCAAGCTCTTGGCGCAATTCCTGCACGCCGAGCTGCACGAGTCGCTCATTCAGTACCGCCTTGAACACATTTTTTGCATCTGCAGTTGGTACATCTTTGGTATTCACTGTGTTCAAATTTTTATTAGGCATTTTTTGTGTTTTCGGACTGGGCGATCTCTTCGTGCCGTTCTTTGATCTTGTTGGCAAGCTCGTTGGCGTACTGATCGAACATGCGCAGCTGCAGAATAAGGTCCGAGTGCGCATCTGTGCCGAAAGCCGCAAGTCTTTTTAGCAGCATCATGAGGCTGGCAAGATATGGCGGATTTGGATTTCGCAGGCGCAAAATACCGGCTGGTAGTTTTTCAGGCGGGTTTGTCCACAGCGGAATAACTGCTATGCCGTGCAGCTCCGGTATATCGTTAATCGCCCGATCACAAAATTCGTTGTACTGCGCAAAAAATTCTTCATCAAAAGTGCGGCGCTTGTTTTCTTGCGCCTCGACCTGTTCGTTTTCCATTCAGTTTTCGTCTTCTGGTATGTAGCGTTTGCTCGGGGGTAGGAAACTGTCGATTACATTGCCTGCGCGCGTGGCTGCCCAACTTGCTAGCACCCACCGCACAACGATCGGGAGCATACCCCCGACCCAATCGGCAATCAAGAGGCCGCCAAATAAGTACAGCGGAACGTGGTATGATTTGCAAAAAGGACAACCCACTAGCTCTAAGAGCCGCCCTTTTGGCGTTTCCCGCGGCGTAATGTCTTGAATCGCTTGCAGATACGCGCGCGGTGTTTCAAAGATAGAGCCTTTGTGCCACACATCAATAATGGCACCAGAGGCAAAAATAACGAGCACAAAATCAAATGGGCTGATCATCGCCGCTTAGGCCCTCTCGGGTGAGCGAACCCATCCATAAAACATGCGCCGGCGTAAATAGCTGCGCCGGCTGCAAACAAGCCAACAACGCCTATTTGTGGGATGGCGACAAGTGCGCCTATAGTTATAAAAGCTGCGTATCCGGCAAAAGTGCTGTCTAGATCATTTGGCCGCATTATTGCTCTGTGTTTTCGTGTGGCCAAACTTGCGTAAGTGCGGCGTCCGGCGCTGCCGTATTTCTGATTAGCTCTGGTAGCGGCAGCGGGGCTTCTAATTTAAGATGGTTTACTGCGTTATCCGGTAGGTACACTTGCGGACCGGGTCCACGCCGCGTACCTTCGGTGTATATGTTTTTTCGTTCTTGGTAGAGTTTTGCAGACCGTCCAGTAGTTGGCATAGGTTGCTCCTATATGGCTAAGCGCACGCTTTAGTATACTCGGCCAATAGACGATTACGGTGACAACGCCTCTTTGATAGCTTGCCCGGTTACGGCGCCTACAATATAAACTGCGGCGCACAAACCAGTAAAACCAACAAAAGAAGCTTTGCCGATTAGGCCAAAAACTGGCACAATCCAAGAAAACGACCACTGCTCGTCTGCTCGATAGTTATTCATGACATCTTCTACCCATAGTAGCGCGCTTGAGATTCCAACAAGCGGGCTTCAAGCGCTAATCAATGACCTCGCGTCTATCGACGCTACCGACCACAAAGCAGTAAACGAACACACAAAAGTTTTAGCGGAACTTGCAAAACATAATGCGTTTCCGTCATTGGCGCCGTTACTGCCGCTTGTATTGAATTTAAACGGGAAGCCCTATTCTATCAGGGACCATTTTCCGTTTTCTCCTTTATTTAGAACCCTGACACCCAAAAATCAAGTGTGGTGCACCGGGCGACAGGTATCTAAATCCACATCCCTTGCAGCACATGGCGTCGTACTCGCCAACTCTGTGCCGTTTTTTAAAACACTATTTGTTACGCCGCTGTACGAACAGATTCGGCGTTTCAGTAATAACTACGTTCGCCCATTCATCGACCAGTCGCCGATCAAGGCGCAGTGGTGCGGCACGTCGACTGAGAACTCCGTGCTGCAGCGTTCGTTTAAAAACAACTCGATGATGTTGTTCTCTTTCGCCCTGCTCGATGCCGACCGAGTGCGCGGTGTATCGGCGGACCGTGTGTGCATCGACGAGGTGCAAGACATGGATCCCGACCACATCCCGATCATTCAAGAAACGATGTCTTATAGTCGTTATGCCACTGGATCGTTCACGGGCACGCCGAAGACCCTAGATAACATAATTTACGGGCTATATAAACGCTCGTCGCAAGCTGAGTGGTTTATTAAATGCACGCACTGCGGCCACTGGAACATACCGTCGCGCGATCACGACCTCGACGCAATGATCGGGCCGTACAACATTCACATTAGCGAAAAGTATCCGGGAACAGTGTGCGCAAAATGTCAGCAACCCGTGAACCCCCGTGATGGCCGCTGGGTTCATAGGCACCCGGAGCGCCGTTGGCAATTTGCTGGATATCATGTGCCGCAGATTATTCTGCCGCTGCACTTCTCGGACGCTGAAAAATGGTCGACGCTGTTGCTGAAACGGGAGGGTTTCGGCAACATGACCCAAGCGCAGTTCTACAACGAGGTGATGGGCGAAAGCATCGACACCGGGCAAAAACTAATCAGCGAAACAGAGTTGAAAGCCGCCTGTGTGCTCGACTGGGAAAACAACAAAGTTCCAGACCAGAAATGCTTCGAAAATATCGACTCGTACAAGCACCGCATTCTTGCAATTGACTGGGGTGGCGGTGGAGAGGCTGGAATAAGTTTTACAGTTCTTGCTGTTCTTGGGTTTCGCCCAGACGGCTCAATGGACGTTCTGTGGGCAAAGCGGCTACTTATCGGCGGAGACCACCTTGCCGAGGCCGTCGAGTGCATGAAGTGGTCGCAGTTATTTAAATGCGACTTCGTTGCACACGACTATACCGGCGCCGGCACAGTGCGCGAGACTGTTATGGTGCAGGCAGGTTTCAACCTCGACCGCGTCATGGCGATGCGGCTTGTGCGGTCTGCAGCGCAAGATTTACTTGTCTATAAACCGCCTACGGCGATCAACCACCGCGCGCACTACAGCTTGGATAAAACGCGGTCTCTTTTGTATACGTGTCAGGCCATTAAGCTGAAGCAGATCCGGTTTTTTCAGTACGACTGGACATCGCAGGATTCGCCGGGGCTGATTTCTGATTTCTTGGCCCTCGTAGAAAACAAAGCCGATAGCCGGACGGGCAGCGATCTGTACACGATCACAAGAAATACGTTGCTGACAGATGACTTCGCGCAGGCCGTTAACATTGGTGCCGCCGCGCTTTGGCACGTCAACGACGCGTGGCCGAACTTTGCTGTGCTGGCCGGCGTCATGTCGATGGCGCAGCAGCAGGTGGCGAAAGAAGTTATACCAGATGATGACTGGGCCGACGATCCGATTAGTGGTCGATACTTCCAGCTGTGAGCACTGGCTCGATTACCTGTACGATATCCGGCGGGCAGATACACGACAGGCTGCGTCCGTTGTCCCACTTTACAAGAATCTGGTGCTCAGTTTTGTGGCCCGGTCCGAGGCGCAGTTCTTGCACATCAATGACAG